CATTATCTGTAATAATGCTAATATTTCCTGCTGAAAATACAGTGCGTTGACCCGGATTTAAACTTGATGTTGTCACAGCCAAAGTGGCCCCTACAGGAATTGCGGCAGTAGCCCCTGAAAAATCCACCCATACATTAGTACCAGGTTGAATGCTAAAAGCTACAATCCAAACTTGAAAGCTTGACGGCACTGTAATGCTTGTGGCGGAGCCATTGGTAATGGTTGCTGAATATTTAACGGAAGAATCTAAAGGCGCGTAGGCATTATATCCCTGAACATCACGGCCAAACTGTAATTGATTAACAGTCATCAACATATCCTTATGTTTAAAAACTTAAAAAATTTCGACCTATTTTATCATTATGTCGATTCCTTCGACATAATAGTTATTTCTATTATACCCTTTTTAAAGTTTGATATACATGTTACAAAATACACCGGGTTGTGTAACATTAAATGGGGTACTTAAACCCGTATTAGCAGTGGTATTTGCAGAACCAACCCCCGTCCCTCCAAATAGAGCCGCTCCTCCTAATGAATAATTGCCATAAAATTCAGTTAAAGGAGATAAAGGCGCATGATTATGTGTTGCCAATTCAGCAATAAGTTGAGTATGCGCATACTCACCCTCAAATGTGCCAGTTCCTGCCATATAAACTGTGCCACTTCCTGCTGCAAAGGTTAGAACTGTTCCTGCTAGTGCATTAGCAAATGAGGTTGAAACTAGGAAAGCATTGATGCCATTATAATTGGAAACATAATAAACCGTTCCTATTAATAAGTTCGACGGCAGCGACCCACCAGTAAAATAAATTGGCATTCCATTAAATACATTCAAAAAATTAACGAATTGAATTGATAAGTTTCCACCGTTATTCATGGCTGTAAAAGAAGACGTATAAGTTCCTAGATAAGCGGTAATAGGAACGGTCCCTAAAAGGACTTTCCCCATTGTTTGAGATAAGCTGAGTTGATTATTTGCATTAAAATCAGCAATCGCTGAAGAACCATAATTAACAGGAGTTCCGGCACTATTAAACATAGGTGCTAAAACATTTGGCAAGCTCGGATAAAAAGTACCAAAATAGGTCCAAAGTAGATTAAATAATGGCCATGTTTCTTGCGCGGCTCTTGAGGTGGCATTGGATGAGTTATTGCCAATGGTTCCATTGTTCATTGGAACCCAACCATACGGATAAAATGTATTTAAGCCAACCCGTATATCTCCTGTCCTTGGACTATTAATGATGGCATCCACCATATCATAAGTTTGAAAATCATTGGCAGGAATGGTTCCAGTAGTTAAATAAATCGAAGGTTTTGTAAAGTTTATTGAGCAAATTGCATTTAAAGGCATTCCTATTTGCAAATAAAAAGCATCATCTTGGCCTGAACCTAAAGTTAATCCCACAATATCTGGAAAAACAGTAGTAATCGTATAGGACTTCCAGGCTGTACTTAAAGTGATGGTTCCTAAGGGAATCGAGGCAGGAGAGCTCGTTCCAGTCCCTGTAAACTGAAGCAATTTGATATTGATATCACTTGATCCAGTTCCTCCATTTTGTGCTTGCATTGAAAATGTAAAAGGTTGATTAGCAAGGTTTTGTAAATGAAGTGCTATGGGAAATTGATAATATTTATAAGTTTCTCCACTGCCTTGTGAGGTGCAATGGTGATTAATGTAATATTCAGGCGTCACAAAACCTGAAATCACCGTAGTGTTTGATGGCAAGAAAGGAGTGAAGGTTAAAGAATCGGTGGCACTGGTATTACTCTTAAAAAACTGCACATCAGGCATGCTAAAGCCATCATGCTGACTTGGTGAAACGGTTGAATTGGTGACATTGGTTAAATTAACACTGGTATATGACACGGTATTTGAATAGTTTGGTTGAATATTACGCCAAAAACCTCCATTAGTAATTAAATTAAAAACCCCATTAGTGCTTGAGTTTCCACTGTTTGCGGCACTGAATGGAAAATTAGCTCTTGTAATTTGGTTGGTTTGTGCCTGATTAACTATGGTTATGTAATAAGGGTCTTTGATGGATTCATCCTGTTCATCATAAGGATAATAAAAAGGAATCGTATCAACCCCATTGATATCACAAATCGTGCCAGAAGCACTTAATGTTAATGGGTTTGGAAGAGGAACATAGGTGTATTGCCCTGGGGTTCCTGATTGATAATACCAATTTTTAAGGGTGGTTCGACTGTTATCATGATAAAGGGTTATTTTACCACCGGCCATGGGGGTTCCGTCTTTATCGATAAGAAAGTCTTGCAGCATGGGAGCTGCGACTAATAAATTGGTGTTAATGGGCATGGTAGTCCTTTACTTTAATAACCTTGATAAGCCATAAAATCCTGCGGCACCTGCTAAGGTTCCTGCTCCGGTTCCAATCGCATAATGTCCCGCTTTAGAGTTAGCAATTTTTCTTAAAAATTCTCTTTCTTGAATTTCTGGATGTTGATATTGACCAACTTTAGCTTTAAATTTTTTATCTTTAGCAATTTCTTTTGCAAAATCACGCGGAGTCAATTCTTCATTTATTAGTTTTTTAATTGCTTTGCTGTTTAAATAAGGTGCATATTCGGCTTTATAACCCTGTCGAGCATGAATATAATTCATTGCTAAATCAGGATTACCACTTCTATTTAATTGTTCAATAATATGTTTTCTTAACTGTGAAGCAACTTCTCTTGCTTCCTCTTTTGCTTTTCTTTCAGTCGAATCCGATGATTTTCCAATTTTATTGATGTATTTACCTAAGTCACTTTGAGCATCGTGCGCTGCTTCAAGAGAAGGTTTTTTATTGTATTGTTTTAATGCATATAGCAATTTTTTATTGCCACCATTGGTTAGTAGCTCTTCGTTAAAAGAAATAGGATCATAATTACCCGCATAACCTCTTTTTTCCGCTTCTTTGAAAAGATGATTAAACTGTTGAGAATATTTTTGCTCAGTGTTTTTCATTCCATTAAGGACATTATTAGCAATATTTTTAGATCTTAAATTACCTAATTTTCCAATTACATTGCCTGCAACGGGTAAAGCAGCTCCTAATGCTGCTCCTGTTAGCCTATCTCCTTCTTCGTTTTCACCTAATAAAGAGCCACTAATAGCGCCTTGCACTGCTTTTCCACTTAAACCCGCTTTTTCCCCAATTCCTGTCGCTTTTCCAATTAACCCAGCACCAGAAGTATATAAAGGAATTTGGCTTGCTATTTCACCGGCTCCAAAAGCTAATCTTGAGGGAAAAGAATTATCCACATACTGTCCTAAATTAGGATGCGGTATAGAATGTCCTAAAGGTCTTGCAACAAGATTACCTAATGAGGCTCCAACATCTCCTATTCCCTGAAGAAGTCCACCAGCCGCGGCAGGAAGTCTTGTACCTTCAATAAATTTATTAAAATAATCGGCGGCATTGCCTGCTTTTTCAAGAATTCCAGGCTCAGATTGGTTAGCAATTTTCATTAATTCTTCATCACTAAATTGGGAGTAATCTTTATTAGCCATTTAATTGCCTCGCAATCTGTCTTCGTTGTATTTCTGCTTTGGCTTCATTAGCCGTAATTAAAGGCTTACTTTCTATTAATCCCTTAATCATGGGCTCAAAACGCTCTAAAGGCGTTTCTTTTGCCGCTATCTCAGACGATTTTATTGGAGATGCCCCTTGCTCTATTAATTGTGCTTTTAGTTTTGCTCTTTCTTTTAAAGCACTATTTATAAGGATTTGAGCCCGCAGTTTTCCAATGAAAACATCGGGTGGATCTTGAGGAGAGGCCTTAATTGAATTAATTAAGGTTTGATCACGGCCAGTAAATGCCCCTTTTAATGAAGGAGCGACCTGTAAAGCAATTTCACCTGAAGACGTTTGTAAGCTTCCTAATAATTTTTTTTGCTCTTTAGTTCCAAACCAATAAGTTAAAGGCTTTTTAATGGGTCCTGTTACATTTCTAAATTCAGGGTTATTCTCAACAGAGTTTTTTAGCTCATTTAATGCTAAATCTTGATTTTGTAAACTATCAAACGCCTTTACTGATTCTCCATAAGCTTCGGATTTGACTTTTCCTAAGCCGGATTGAAATGCTTTTTCTTGGGAAGAAAGACCTTGAGCCCCTGTATCTGTAACTCCAAAAGGACTTATCGCTAAATACCTGCCATTCGATTCCACAATCTTTGGCGCACCTAATCCTAATGCTTGCTGAGCAATCGCTGATTGTGCATAGTTTCCTGGATGCATGCTCGGTTGATCTGGTTGCTGAAACTGTCCATCTGCAGGAATTGCTTGACCTTGAGAAATACCCATAGAAGTATTTTGCATCGCCGCATGCCCTTGCGGTGAACCACCTTGAAAGAACTGTTCACGAATCATTTGTAACAAACGAGCTTTCTGGGCTTGCGCTTGAAGTTGTTCAATTTGAGCCTGTTTGTATTGGGGAAGATATTGGTTTTCAATTCGAGCTCCCTTGGTTTGCTCGCCTAATAATCCGGCATGAGCGCCACGTAGACCAATCTCTGATTTAATATTGGGCTCATACCATTTATTAAAAAGTTTCGCTTTTTGTAATTCTTCTTCTAATTTTGGCTGCAAGTAACGCGCTTTTGATGCTTCGGTATAACCACCCAATACATTTGAAATCAAATTACCAATGGGATTTGAATATTCTTCAGGTCGTGAAGGTTGATAACCATAAAAAGAAAATGTCATTATTGACCTCCACCAAATAAACCGCCAATCTTATCGCTAATAGACTTATAAGGAATAAAAGCGGATAAGGCACCCACTCCCTGTCCTATCGCATTCCATTTCGCATTTTGTTTTGAGGCATTTAATTGGTTTACGTTTTGCTGACCTGCGTAAGATAGCTGACCTTGTTGCGCTAAGGTTTGAGAAATAATATCGGCTAAACTTTTTCCTGATTCAAAGCCACCGGAATATAGACCTTGTTCCCCTGTTAAGCCGTGCTCATAAAGAGGGGTTGCCCTGTCTAACCAATTATAATAATCTTGATTGGCTAAATTCGTAGCAAGCTCTATATTTTGTTGTTGATGCAAAGGTGAACCATGCATCCCTGTAGCCGCCGCCCTACCGCTCGCACTTTGCAAGGCCTGTTGTAAAGCAAATTGAAACCCAGGAGATTCATGAAACCCCTCCCCTATTTGATTAAGCTTTCCACCCGGATTTTGCAATAAATTGCCATACTCTTGGTTTAATGTCGGATAGGCATTAATACCAGCGCTATAAAATGGAGAAAGAAAAGGGTTCGCTGCTCCTGGGATTTGATTTAAATAGGGCGATGCCGCATTTGCTGGATTTGTATAAGCCATCATTTGTCCTTAAATTGCTGTCCACACTGCAGTGCTAGTACTTCCACTAGTAATGCAAATATATAAAACATGTCCTGTTAAATCATAATAAAACCAGGAAACTTGTCCGGCTTGAATACCGCTTGGACTTCCTGTCCCTAAAATTAAATAGCTTAATATATTCCACTGTGCGGCTAAAATGTTCGGTGGATTTGAACTATCATATGTTATAACAAATTGCTTAGATACTCGATTGGTTGTATCAAAAACTGTCTTTCCGCTGATATCAGGAATTCCTTGGGGAAGCGGAAAGCCAATATAAGGGACATAAATAGCTTGTATATTGGCAATATTGGTAGCGCTTAATCGAGGAAATAATATGCCTTCATTGGAAAAGTTTTCTTGAAGCGCTTGGAATAAAGAAGAAAAACCAAGGCTCCATAGAGCACTAAAATCGCCATCTTTATTAATAACCGGTGTTTCCCTCGGTAAGTCTGGGAAAAGCGCTTGAAATTGAATCGATTCGCCTGTCATTATGTCCTCGTATTCACTAAACCATCAGTAGCCACAAAACGCCCCATTCCCCAAAATTTAAACTGAGGTACAAAATCATTGGCTATTCCGAGCTGCCACCAAAGTAAACGATTTTTTCTAACGCCAATCGGTGGTAAATAATAAGCCCACTCATTACCAAAAGTAGCCCCTCCATCCGTTGAAATTGAGATATCAACATGTGGCAAAGAAAGATTTGAGGTACCGGTATTCGCTTCTTGTTGGGCAATAAAAGGGACTGAACTCGCTGAATTTGTTTGCTGGGTTACTATTGGGTTACCCTCTTGAGTGATAAATAATTTGTGATCTTGCGAAATAAGCGCCTGAAAATCCCCCTGGGTTCCTAATACTTTTCTATCCTGAGTTATAAGAACAATTCGACCTAGTGATTGTTGCTGATAATCTGTTTCACCGCTTTCAATAGTAAAACCGACATCATTAATGATTTGATAATCTTGCTCAGGCGTTCTAATATTTGCACAAGTCCTGATGCGGGGTATTTCATGCGTGGTTAAATTGCCTAATGTATCTACGTCATCATAGGTTGTAATGGAGGTATCAAAGGTAAAAAGATTACCATTATTTTTAGTCACCAAATAATATTGATTATTAAAAAAAGCCACTTCCGATGCAATGAAATAATTGAGATTTTGATCGCAAGCATGATAAAACTTATCCGTAATAAAATCGTAAAACAACGATAAATTATCTGAATAAAAATTAATATGGTAAAATAAATGACCATCTTGGCGATATAAAAACCCTTGAGAATCTTGAGGATTTTGCAAAGTAGAAAATAAATAATCAATTCCATCGGTGGTAATCTTTCTAGGCATACCCCCATCTGAATACATAATAATAGGGCCTGACTTCTCATTTTTAGCAAGCCATACAACGAACTCATCCAGATAAGCAACCGTTGCAGGTTGTAAACAGCCATAATCAATATTCATTTGATTATTGCGCTGATAAGGAAATAACTGGGCCCCTGTATCAAACCAAGCTTCAGTCACAATAGAGCCCATTACAAAAATCATATTACCTTTTGATGGGAATCGAACTACTGCTTGTGTGTTATCTGGCTTAGATTGTAATAGACCTATACTCGATGAAGCGTTAGGCCATGATGTCCCTTCGTCGAATTCGGATAAATGCCATGTGTTATTAGCTGGAGTAACCAGTAAAGAGGATGAATTATCATCGCTTGCTGCCAAAATAAAATATCCATCATGGAAAGTTAAATAACCCGGAACAAAATCCAGTGCAATCGTTTGAAAGCTTGGGGTTAGAGTTGGATCGTAAATGTAAAAAGCTGTCCCATCAGAAATACCAATTTGAGGCTTATTGTTTTCTGCAATGTATACGACTCCGGATTGTGTTTGCAGCGTTCCAATATGTATGACTTCTTTATAGATGACCTTTTCAAATTCTTGGTTATAAACAATATTGACTAAAAAAACATTGGCACTTTGCACGACGACTAAACGATTAAACTTTGTACTCGTGTAAATCGCCCTTCCCTCTTTGGCATTTAAAAAGTCGACTGAGGAAATCGCTTTTTTATAGCCAGCATAAGGCACCATGAATTTATCAGAAATAAACATGTTATAAGTTTTTTCAATACTTATTTTTGGATAGCGACCAAAAATGCTTGAACCAACTATGTTTAGAGGAAATTGTCTAAAATTCCTACCTCTGACTATCATTTAATCCCTTAAATAAGCTCAAACCCTTTAGCCAACAAGACAATAATTGTACTATTTAAACTAAACACTAAACCTAGAATCATCCGAATATTGCGTTTAATCTCTTTAATGTCGTCTTGAATTGAGATTAGACTGGTTTCAGACCGAATTAGTCTTTCTTCGTAAGTGATTGTATCTCTTAATTGCATACCCATTTAAATGTCCTTAAATATTATTATGGCCTCCAGCCATGCCCTATGTTGACATCTCCCCAGTTGTAACCTGGATTACTATTTGCGTATAAAATAGACAATTTTTTCCCAGACAAATCCGGTGGACTCATATACATTAATTTTCGTTTATAACTAGCTAGAATCTTTTCTGATTCTGGATTAAATAAAACGCCATATTCTGAGCACATATACTGCGCCAGCGCGTAACGTAAGTATTCAATGTAAGCGGTGTCATAGCCTTGAATCCCATTATTGATAAAGGTGTATTGGGTATAATTTGGAATGTTATAAGGATTAGTGAAACTTTCAGTGACATTTTGTAAATCAGTCTCTAAATTAACATCAACCAAGAATATTTTGGCCTTTATTTTAATGGGATAATTTTGGTCTGGAATAAAATACATTCCAAAAGTACCACCACCTACCGTTCTATCATAGTTCCATGAAAATGGCAGTGTATAAATATTATCAATACGAGAGGAGCCAAAATAGTTTGTACGACTTGTAGAAACCATTGGATAACGAACAACGCCGATATTGAAAGTAGATGTTTCAATCTCGGCCACATAAGGTAAAAAATAGTATTCTTGTGTAGAAATGGCATTAAAAGTGATGTATTGCCAATAAGGAATTAAATCGGTTTCAATTTGCTTAAAATTAAGTAAATCATTAAGCATCTGAAGACCATCATAAATTTGATCGCCAGTTGAAACCTGAAGATTTCTCGCGACTATCCCTGATAAATACCAGGAGCGAGTAACTAATTGCTGTGCTGTATAAGCCATAACTACTCACTCCCTATCAGATACAAATTAAACCAATGCAGGATAGGCCGTATTAGAAACGCCAATCCATTGAGATACGGCAACGGTAACCGCATCAGAACCTGAAGTCACTACATAATCAATTTCAGGTTTAGATGATCCAACGCCTGCAATGACTTGGATGTACTGCGTTTGTGCTACACCGGCACTTGTCCCTGTAATCGTCACAAGATTACCCGTTGCTGTAGAACCTGTAGGTCTAAACTGAACCGTATCTCCCGCAGCCGCTGGAGTAAAAGTGACAAACAACCAACAAATCACGTTAGGTAAAGTGGTTGTTGGAATTGCTGAGTTAGTGGTTAAGTCAATTGCTGTAAAGCTTGTGGCATTTCCGCCACTCAGTACAGATATAGCCGGACTATTGATATAAGTTAATGCCCCCACCATGTTTTGAGGCTTATGGGTTGCATAAACGAAATGGCTTGAGCCATCTGTTTGTGCAAAGCCTAATAACCGTAAAGAATCATAGCCTTGAGGCATGATAGGCGCTGAATTTGAAGTAAGAGATAACAACCCTGCAACCGGGTTATAACCTCTTGAATCCCCTATTAAGTAGATTGCATATTGCGTACTTGCGGCAATTGTTCCGGTATCTAGTCCATTGACTCCACTCACGGCTGAATTAATGAGAATCGGTTGTTGGTAGTTTTGGAATAAAATCGCTGGATTAATGTTGTTATTGGAATCTGGCCATGCAACAGGCATGTCTATCGCATCGTTCATGTCTCGTGCTTGACCGGGTGATACTCCAATTACCGTTGTGGATGCATAAGAGATATTAAGCCCTGCAATATACAAATGGGGTAATTGATAGATTGGATCGCTTTGTATTTGTGGTGTTGAAAAATTGGTCATTTTATGTCCTTCCTATGAGTTAGATAACCTGCACTTAGTTGCCCAGAGGTGCAGGCCGTAATCATTAACCTTGTGATAATGGGATAACAGTGCGCATTGAATATTCAGGAACAATTACCGAACCATGCGTTTCATCGTAAATCATGCCGGTTTGGTTTTGTCCAAATAGAGAACCGTAAGTTAAACGCAATGAACATCCTGTATCGTCATCATATTCATTCGCTACAGCATAAGGACTTTGTTCAGGCAGCATTGGCATGGCTAAATAAAATGCATCACCACCTAAAATACCGCCACATCGATGAGAAGGAAGGCCAAGAATTTGCATTCCTGCTTGAATTGGATAATTTAAGTTGACGTTTGCACCACCTGCCCAATTGAGTGCTGGAGTAATATTGATAGTGACAATACCTGAAGCATTGGCAACCGCATTAGCCGTTGCTCTAAATTGAACAGGGTTAGCACTTGGGAAATGACCAATGAAGGTTAAATATCGTAAATTTTGTTGGCCTGAAACTCCATCTTGGAATTGGAACAAATCACCAGAAAATACCGCACTTTGATCACTTGCAGTCGCCCCACTGACGGTGATTTGAGTCACATTTTGACCGGTGGGATCGTTAGTGCTAACAACAGTGAGGACTTGCTGATTAACGCCAGTATTACCAGAAACATGCAATGGCATTAAGTTTGACTGATAGTAGCTGACAAGAGGCGTTCCAAAATCACCCACATTCCAACTCATTGAAATATCATCGTTACGATGAGGGGCAAATTGGTTAAGTCCGTTACCAACGATTGCAGGGATTACGGTATCTGGCAAATAATATTTAATTCCTTCAGCCACAGAACCGTAGTTCTTGAAGAACATAATTGACTGCGCTAATTGTTGATAGCTGGTTAATGCTGTAGTTCCATTACCAAAAAAACGATAAGGACCTGAGAAAGTGTTTAGCGTATTAGTCAACTGACTATTCACAGCAGAGGCCCAGTTTAAAGCAACATTACCTTCAACTTGTGTAGCAAGTTCAGCAATCGCTGATTTACCAAACACACGCATATAGTCTTCTTCGCCTTTTTCTAAGTTGAAGATACGTTGTTGAGAAGTGACAGCAAAGCTGGTGTTATTGGCTTGGTCGCAAGCTAATGTTTGCACTCGTTGAACAGCCGGTTGAAAGGAGGCCACCAAACTGGCAACCGTCGTAAATCGGGGTGGCAAATCAAAGGTTACGGTCGAACCTAAGTTTGCTTGAATATTGTCAAAATCCTTAAATTTTGTGTTTGCAGTTGCAATATGACAACATAAGTTTTGCAATAAGGCCAAACCAGAACGTTGATAGGTTTGTACTTGTTGCAAAATATTTGTAGGGAAAACAGCCATTTTTTAAATCTCCTAACCAATAAAAAGTTAGGATTCAGGTTGTTAACCTCGATATTTGCGTTTTAAATCAGACATCGACAAAGGCCCTGAATCCGTTCCGGTGTTAGAAGGTCTTTGTTGGGATAATGGTGTATTGGCCTGTTTAATTTGAGATGAAGATTCATTGGCTTTTATCGAGTCAGAAATTCTTTTAATCTCATAAATGGCGTCTTGTGGATTATGTTGACAAGTCAATTCTAATTGAGAAAGTTTTGACCTGTTTTTAGAGAAGTCATACAAAATGTCCGATGCATTATCCACGTATTCGGCTAAAAGCTGTACCACATTCGGGTAATAACGCATATCAACAGTATTAGTAATAGCTTCAAAATCCTGATACTTATCTTTCCCAATCGCAATCTTTTGTTTATACGTATCCACAATACGTTGAGCCGCTTCAGCATTGGCTTTCTCCTGGGCCTCTTTTTCCCATTCCGATCGCTGCCTACCAAGCTCATCTGCGGCTAATCGCTTTACATCATCCTCTGATATATAGCGCTGCTGATTTGCGGATTGTTGTTGATTAGCATAGCTTGGTTGCTGTGTTTGACGCTTAAAGCTTTCAACAGCCTCATGCTTTGCCCTTCCAACAATGTCATTTAACTCAGATTGTTTAAACACGCGTTCAGCTGGTTGTTGAACGACAGGTTCAATGGGTCCCTGATTTATATCAGACGCTGTGTTATCCATAACACTACTATCCATACTAGTTTCCTTCTAGCTATTGCCCCGCCACGGTAATACCTCTGCCTTACGAACAGGTCTCGGATTATTACGCCATCACGCTAAAAAATTACCTCGCATAACGCACGAGTCTCGATGGACAGTTGCAATCCTTTGCAAGAATCCTCGTCCATGAAATGGAATTTATTTCAAACGAATAGTTTTATAAATAGGTGGTGTGAATTGATATTAATCGGTATGAATTAATATTAATTTTTATGAATTAATATTAATGCGATGAAAATTAATTAGATTTAAAATTCAAATCAGGAGAGAAAATTTTGATAAAAGGATTGTCTGATGGAAAATAGTTACGAATTTGACCCGTGTTCAATAGAGGAAAACAATGAAGACGAAGAAGTAAGCCTTGATAATTGGAAACCAAGAAAAAAAGAAAAAACCATCATTCAATCTGAATGGAGAAAAAATCAAATAGGAAATGATTTTAATCAACAGCCAGGGTTAGATGATCTTAACAAGATACAAATGTATTTGAAAAAGAATCGTCCTGATGCTGAAATCATGAAAGCGTTTGGAGTAAGCGCTGAAATGCTAGTCGCTATTAAAAAAGAGAATTACAGCCCCGTTGAAGGGATATCATGCGATAATTTAAGCAAAATTCAGAATGAATTTAAAAAAATAAATAAAACAATAATGCAATTAAAACGCGGCGTAGACTATATAACCAAAGCCATATTTCAAAACAAAAATGAATTAAATAAATTCAAAGAGCAT